AGCCGTACATTTCCGCCTCGGAGTACAAGAACGCGCCAACCGCCGTCGCGACGGATGGCCTGGTTCCCAACGGTTCCACAGCCCTCAACCTGTCGGCGTTGTCCGAGGTGATCAACCGGGCCAGCTCCTGGGTTGACCTGCTCTGTTTTCACCGGAGTGACGGCACGCTCGCCGCCAGCACGACCACGGAGTCGGACTGGATCAAGGTGCGCAACAACGGCACGATCGGCCTGATCTGCAACTACAAGCCGGTGATCGAGGTTGATGCGGTCGCGCTTGGCCCCGGCCCCGGTAATCTGCAGTCGATCACCGACCCGAACGTCATCAACAACATTGCGATCAGCGGCAAGGTGATCTGGCTGCCCGCCTACTGGTGGCCGTATTCAGGCACGCTTCCGTCGTTCGGGCCGGTCGCCCGGTCGAGCGGCATGGTGTACGCGGTCTGGACGTATGTGAACGGCTACCCGCACAACGCGCTCGCGACAGCCTGCACAGCGGGCGCCCCTGCGATCGTGGTGCTGCCTAGTGTCCCGGCCGGCGCTTCCGTCAGCGGGGTGTATCCGGGGACGCAGCTGACGATCCATGATGGCGCGAGCACCGAAGTGATTGTTGTCTCGTCGGTGTCGGGCCTGACGCTCAACCTGACCGCACCCACCCTGCACGCACACACGCCGCCTGCCGCCCCTGATTCGATCCGTGTTACCGCTATCCCGTACGGGGTTGAGCAGGCCTGCATCTCACTCACCTCCTGCCTGATCAAAACACGAGGTACGCGCGCGATGCAGCTACCCCAGATACCGGGCACACCGCCACCCAGGCAGGCGCTTACACAGGCCGGCGGGCTTGAGGACTTCGACATCGCCGAGAAACTGTTGGCGCCGTTCAAGACGGTGGTGCAGCGCTCGTGAGCGGCCGCGCCGACGTACGGCTGGCGATCCAACAGTATTTCCAGGCCGCCAACATTCCGTATGTGGGCGCGGTGTATCCGGCCCGCACATACATCAACGAGCAGGATTACATCACGAACATGATGGGGGAGGCGGTCCAGTCCGCGACCGGCTCGGGCTGCGTGCTGGTTGTCAACCTGACTGATGACACCCGGCAGCGGCGGGCTGACACCGGCCGTGGCGCCGTGAACGACACCTACATTCACCGGGTGGCGCTGGAACTGTTTTTCGGCAACATCTCGGGTGATCCTGTCGCCACACAGATGGACTATGACGTGACCGTGGATGCGATCGTGACAGCGATCCGCGCGAACGCCACTTTGGGTAGCGCAAACGGGCTTGTATGGTCGTCCGGGGAGTATGCACCGTTTATTCGACACGAACAGTCGATGGTGACTACAACCGCGGACGGCATGACTACACAGATTCCTGGCGTCGTCTGGTTTGAGGCGTGGGAGTGGATTGCTGGACCTGCAGGATCTTGACTGACTCACACAAAAGGAGTAGCAACGGATGACCTATTTTAGCGCCCTACCGGTCGCCGAAACCCAGGTGGGAGTCGGCATCGAAACTACAGTGGGTTTGGCTGTAGCCCCGTCGTACTGGATCCCTGTGATGGGGCCGAAGTACGCACCGAACCGGCAGCTGCTGCCGGATACTACGCTGCAAGGCTCGATGGTTCCCATTTACGATGAGATCCCGGGCCTGCGGTATGACGGACACGGCTGGGACAGTTTCCCGTACCTGGATTCGCTTGGCGTGTTTCTGCGCGGCATCCTGGGTTCGGCTGACACGAAGACCACAGCACCCGGCTCGACCACACTGTCCGCGCCTGCTGTTGCTGGTGCGACCACTATCACTACTACGGCGTCGATTGCGGCGAAAAGCTGGATCGCTATTGACACGGGTGCTGGCGCGATCGAAACCCACTACACGACCGCGGTGACCGGGTCGTATACGGTTACGTTGGCGTACCCGCTGATTTATGGGCATGCTAGCGGCGTGACGGTTACCGGTCTGACCCAGCACCAGTTCTCGCTGCTGAACAACAGCCCGAGTACGGGTAATCAGCCGCCGTCGGTTACGATCGTGGACTATGAGGGGGCGACCAACTGGCGGGAGCTGACCGCAGCGCAGCTAGATTCGATCACACTGACCGGTACAGCTGATTCGCTACCTAAGATCACCACGAATTACTTTGCGAACACGTCGGTTCAGCCAACCACACCTGTCCCGGCGTTCACGGCTGTTGAGGCCCCGCCCGGATGGACTGTGGTGCTGGCGATTGGCGGCACACAGATCACCTATGTGACGAGTTGGCAGTATGACCTGAAGCGCAACGTGAAGCCTATCGCGGCTGTTACGGGCACGCAGTCCTACTACCAGTTCTTCGCGGACGTGCTCGACGCTACGGCTAGTTTCACTGTGCTGGAGGACCCAAACTCGACGTGGCTGAACGCGTACGAGAACGGGACCCCCGAGACGGTCGACTTCACGCTGTATGACGTGAAGAACGGCTATGCGTTGAACCTGCACACGACCAACGCCAAGTTCACTAAGGGCTCGCTGGACCGGTCGAAGCAGTGGGTTGAGGTGCCGCTCGAAATGCAGCTGCTGCCGACCACAACGGACGCGCTGGCCGGCGGTGTTTCCCCGATCGTGGCGACACTCGCCAACGCCGTAACAGGGACCTACTAGGCCCTGAAAACCAGAAGGAGGTCGATTGTATGAGGACAGTAGAAATCCCAGGTGGGACGGCGGTGCTCCGAGAGACCGCAGACGTGAGAATGCGACACCGCCGAATGCTGGAGGGGGCGATGGTCGCAGCAGGTTCCGCGTTCGCTAAACTGCCGCAAGACAAGGCATTTGCGGACCTGGCTGGCGTTGAAATGATGTCGCTAGGTTTGACTGCAGACGACATGGATCGGCTGTTTTCGTTGCAGAACGCAACGATTGCCGCAATGCTCGTGTCTTGGTCACTGCCGGAGGCCGTCCCGACCCGTGACACGGTTGATGATCTAGCCCCGGACGTGTACGAGGCGCTAGCAGTCGCGACCGCGCAGGACGCGATTGCGATGATTGTACCGGTGAACTTCGACCCTAATCCGGATCCGGAGAGCCCTACCGTACCCTCTACCGCCTCCGACAAGCGGTCGAGGGGCATCGCGAAGTCCGCGTCGACAGAGAAATCGCAAACAGATGGGTCGAGCACAGTTACCGACAGCTCTACCCCGGACTGACGCACGAGCAGTATCTCGACGAGCCGGCCGAAACGATTGACTGGGCCTTGGCTTTTGACGAGATGGTTCAAAAGATTCGCGCTGACCGTCAGAAACGAAAGGCGTGAAAACATGCCCGTTGATAGCGAAGCAACACTTGCCGCTCTGAACGCAATGGTCGCCCGACTAGAGGCCGCCGCGCCTAGCGTGGTGGCCTCTGGTGCGTTGATGATCCAAGCTGTCGGTATGCAGAACACGCATGTCCAGACGGGAAGTCTGCGCCGGTCGTGGCGTACCCTCTCGGAGGGATTGTCGGCGTCGATTGGGCCTACGATGATCTACGCGCGCCGGCAAGAGCTAGGGTTTCGCGGGCCGGACTCGCTGGGACGCGTGTACACAAATGATCCGGGTTGGCCGTATGTGCGGCCTGCGTTTGAGAGCGCACAATCGGGTCCGTTAGGCCAAGCTATTGTGGCGATGGCTACCAGCAGGTTTGCTGCAGTGATAGGAGGCTAAATGGCTGAGGGGCTCCTCCCGCCTGTTGTAATACAGCTGCTGATGGACACCTCTGGGTTGGCCGCGGGTGTTGGTGACGCAGACTCGGCCTTGGCTGGCTTGACGGCCGCGCAGGCTGGTGCGGCAGCTGCGGAAACGGCGCACGGCATCGCAATAGACCAGTTGGCTGTCGACATGAACGGTGCGGCGGTAGCACAAGCCACGCTTGACGACGCGACCCGTAGCCTTACAGAGCTGCAGACGACGGGCGCCGCTAGCGCCGATACGCTTGCTGCGGCGCAAACCCGAGTTACCGAGGCCGCGGCTGGGCTAGCGGACGCTCAGGGGACTGTTGTAGCATCCACTGCCGCTTTGAGTGA